CGTGGACGGTGACAGGACGGGAGCGTGGACGGGGGCGTGGACGGGGGCGTGGACGGTGACAGGGCGTGGACACCCCGGGCCGTGGACAGACGAAACACCCTCTGACCTGCGCGTGGACACCCCGTGGACACCCCTGTCACCGGGCGCGGACACTGGTGTCCATGGGACACCCCGGCGGGTACCCGGCGTCCCGACCGACGGGGAGGCGCCTCGGACTATCGCGGAAATACCCTCTGACCTGCGCGTGGACACCCTTGTCACCGGCCGTGGACGCCCCTGTCCACGCCGAACGGTGGTTGCCGGGGGCGCGGGGCAGAAACACCCTCTGACCTGCGCGTGGACACCCCGTGGACACCTGTGTCACTGGCCCCGAGACACAGGGAGTCGGCGTGCCCCGGCCCAGAAGTGCGGAAACCCCCGCTGACCTGCGCGTGGACACCCCTGTCACCGGTGTCCACGCCCCGGCGTCGGGGAGCAGGTCAGCAGGATAGGGCAATCCTATATATGTATTCCCCGGATCCCTGTGCCGGATCTGGGTTACCGGGGGAGGACGGACACCTTTTCGGGGCGATCCGGGCGTGGACACCCCGGCGTGGACGGGTAGCGTGGACACCCCGTGGACACCCCGTGGACACTCTGGAAAGTGGGTTCTACCTGCGCGTGGACACCGTGGACACCCCGTGGACACCCCGGCGGTGTCACCGTGTCCACGGGGCCAGACCTTCAGATTCCCTTATCTATAGGAAAAGGTTATAAATATCTTTTTCGTGACGCGCGCGAGAGGAAGCCGTGGACAGTCCCGTGGACGGCGACACGGTGTCCACGGGGTGTCCACGGTGTCCACGCGCAGGTCAGAGGGTGTTTTTGCGGTGTCCACGGGGTGTCCACGGGGTGTCCACGCCGGAGCTCCCCGTCCACGGGGCCGTCACCGGCACCGCTACCTCCCCCGCCGGTGAGTGTTACAGTTACCCCACTCAACGATGCACACGCACGGACCGCCCGGCCGGTGCGACACCGGAAAGGAGCCCAGATGGACGACGTCACCGACGACCCCGCGCTGGAGGCGAACGCCCCCGACGCAGAGGTCGAGGACACCCGTCCACGGGTCCGCACCGCCGCAGACCTCCCTGACGGCCCCGCCCGGCGCATCTTCACGGCGACGGACACCCTGTCCGACATCTTCCAGTTCGCCCTGGAGCGCGCCATGTCGCCGGAGGTCATCCTGGAGCGCATCATCGCCAAGGTCATCACCCACACCGGCCCGCACGTCGTCATCCCGGCCTACGTCAAGAAGCCGGCGTCCCTGAACCTCGGCGTCATGGCGATCAGTGAATCCGGCGGCGGCAAGTCGTCGTCGGCAGAACTGGTCGCCGACGATGTCCTCGTCATCCCGGACCACGGCACCGCCCAGACGTCACTGAAGATCCCGCCCCGGGTCCGCGAAGGCCTCCCCATCGGAACCGGCGCCGGGCTGGAGGAGACCTTCGACCAGCGGCCGTACCAGGAGTACCTGGACGCCCGGCACGCCTACGAACAGGCCCGTGACGCCGCGGTCAGGGCCTCCGGTGACCCCGACGCCCAGCCGGCGTCGCTGAAGGAGCCCCGCGAGGTCCCGCTGCCCGAGGACCGCGCCGGCTTCGACAGCGACGAGGTCTCGAAGTTCCAGGCCGCCGCCCGGCGCCCGGACTCCGACCTGATCCCGACCCTGCTCTCCGGCCTGATGGGCAACAAGATGGGCGTGACCAACAAGGCGGAGAATGCCCGGTCCATCCCGTCGCACGGCTACCGCATGAGCCTGATCATCAATGCCCAGCCGGCGCTGACCGGGTGGATCCTCGACCAGACGGACAACGGCTTCGCCCAGCGGTGGGTGTGGGCCCCGGCCGCCCCTCGCTATGTCCACGCCGACGTCCGCACCGAGAAGCCCGACTACGCCGCCCTGCGCGGTCAGCGTGGGGTGGTCCGCAAGCGCACGACCTCGACGCTGACCATCCGGGTGCCGGCGGCGGCGCTGGAGCGCCGTGAGCTCCCCGAAGGTGTGAAATCGTGGGGCGCCGAGGCCGCCGACGACGCGCGGATCAACATGACGTTCGGCGCCGCCGCGGTGGCGCAGGTCGAGTACGAGGCGACCCAGGTCAACCGTGACCGGATGAAGTCGCACCGGAACCTGACCCAGATGAAGGTCGCCTGCGGGCTTGCGTTGATGCACGGGCGCACCGACGTGTCCGACGAGGACTGGGACATCGCGACCGACATCATGGAGATCTCCGACGAGGTCATGGCGGAGTGTGCCGAGGCCGCCGCCGAGGCCATCCAGGCAGAGTACAACCGCGAGGCCGACCACCGTGAGCGGGGCAAGGCCGCCGCCGAGGTGGCCCGGACCGATCGGAAGGCCAAGGCCATGCGTCTGCTCGGTGAGGTCGCCAACGGCGGTGGCGGGTACGACCACAAGCTCTCCGGTGCCGCGTACCGCTCGGCCCGCCGGTTCCGCACGGAGCTGGACGCGATGATCGCTGACCTGGAGAAGAGCGGTCAGGCGATCGTGGTGACCGAGGGATCGACCAGGTACATCTACACCCCGGACACGGCGCCGGAGTCGGTGACAGGGCCGACGACGAAGATGGTCACGTTCAATCCGTTCACCGGACAGGGTGCAGCGGAGCCCGCGGAACAGGAGACCGGTGACAGCGGCGTGGACGCCGCACCGGAGCAGGTGTCCACGGCGTCCGCGGTGGCTATCCCTGACCCGCCGCCTCCGGCGTGGACACCGGCGTCGCGCGAGGAATACGACGCGGCGGTGGCCGCGTATGAGCCGCCCGACGTCTGCGCCGTACCCGCGGACAGAACTGCTCTCCGTGAACAGGCGATCGCTCTCGCCCGGGAGGCGCTTGGGGAGGCGGAGCCATGAGTGCGTTTTCGCTGAGCCCCCTTGTACGCGCAGACAGGACGGTGTCCGGGGCCGCTCTGGCGGCAGCTGCGCTCGGCCTGGACGTCGTTCTGGCGGAGGCCGGTGCCCCGGTGGAGAAGAAGCCGGTGAACTTCGGGAGCGGGGCCGGCGGCGCTCACGCGGCTACACATGACCTGGACATCCTCGACAACTGGATGGGCCGGGCGAATCAGCGTGGAATCCGCCTGAACTGCGGCGTCCGCGTCGGCAGTCACCTCCCCGGCGGCGGCCGGTTGGCTGTGGTGGATCTGGACACGACCGCCGCCCTCCGGGCCTTCGCTGCGCTGTGCCGGGCACACGGCTCGGGGACCCCGGAACTGACCACGCACTCCCCGGGAGTCCTGTCGCCAGCGACCCTGCGCTGGGAGCACTGGGGCGGCGGACACGTATGGCTGCGGATCCCTGACGGGGCGCTGCCGACCAACATCGCCGGAACGGTGAACCTGTCCCCGGGTGGGCAGGCAGCGGCGTCCGTGGAGGTCAAACTGCACGACTCCTGGGTGATGATCCCCCCGTCGACCCGTCGGGAGGGCCCGTACACCTGGGGTCCTGACCCGCGGGTGCTCGACACCCCGGAGTGGCTGCTCGGGCTGATCTCGGCACAGGCGCCGGCCCCACGGGCTACACGTGGGGCGGTGGCGGTCTCCGAGGAGCGGGAGGAGTGGGATGCGTCCACGCCGTGGGCGGAGATCCTCCCCGAGGCGGGCTACACGCGCAACGGCGACGACCGCATGCGGGACTGCGGCTGCGAGACATGGAACCGGCCTGGCTACGCCAACCCTCGGTCGGCGATCGCCCATGAGGGGTGCCGGCACGGTTTCCTGCTCCAGTTGCTCACCGACAACCGCGGCGATGACCCGATCCTGCGGGCGGCCGGCGAGCTGGGTCGGGCCCAGGTGACGAAGGTCGAGGCACTGGCTGCGCTGCGTTACAGCGGGGATCCCGGCGGGATCCAGGAGAAGGTTCACAAGGTGCTCGATGCCGAGGAACTTCGTCGGGAGTGGGACGCCCTGTCGCTGGACCCGCTGACCAGGTCGTGGGGGAGTGGCGCCCCCGGAGTGGAGGAGAAGCCTGGTCCGCCCACCAGGTTCGGGCGGTTGTGATCGGATTGTCCAGCGGGGTTGGCCCGGCGGGATAGAATCGGGACTGTGGATCAGCCCCTACAACCGTGTTTTCACCGTTGCTCTACCTCACCGAGGTAGAATCGCGCGCGGTGGGGGTTGAGGATCCATAGGTTTTCACCGTTGCTCTACCTCACCGAGGTAGAATCCAGAGGAGGTCACGAGCCTCGCGTCCAAGTTTTCACCGTTGCTCTACCTCACCGAGGTAGAATCCCGCAGTTTACGCCGAGCCCAGCGATTCGTTTTCACCGTTGCTCTACCTCACCGAGGTAGAATCGACCCCGGACGACAACGTCGTGGACGGCGTTTTCACCGTTGCTCTACCTCACCGAGGTAGAATCAGGAACCCCAGGAAGAGTACATCTACCTGGGGTTTCTTCCTGTTTCTGGCTCAGAAAACCTCCAGTTTCCGCAGGGTTCCATGCTGACGAACACCAGGTATCGCAGAAAATGGGGCGCCCGCACAAGCGCTGGTAGCACTCCCAGAAGCACCTCCCCGGACAGGAACCCGCATACAGGGACGTGCCGTATACCTACGCGCTCCCTGGTTTCCCGCCGGCCCCGGGCACCTCCCCGCCCGGTGATACGCTGACCCGCATGACTGTTACACCTTCCCCGTCACCAGGAATCCTCGAAGAGGTCAACTCCCCGGCCCATTACACCTCGCACCCGTCAGGGATCGAGTGCATTGACCTCCTCCGCGGCCGGGAGCACCGCCTGGCCTGCGTGATCAAGTACATGTGGCGCGACGCCGCCAAGCACACCACGCCGGAGGTCGACGTCCGCAAGGCCAACTGGTACCTCCGCGACTACCGCTACTCCCCGTGTTCGCCGCTGGTCAACGAGGAGAAAGGCTCCCTGAACTACAAGCGCCGCGTGGTTGCCGAGTGCCGGTTCCGCGACTGGATGAACAACCCGGACAGCCGTCCCCGCCCCGAGGACCGCGTGATCCTCGCGGTGGTCGACCATGATCACGACCGCGCGGTCGACCTGCTCACCGCCCTGCTCCGCGGAATCACCGCCGCGTAGATCCAGCACCTGTTATCCGTTCCCCACACCCGAGTCCAGGAGGACCCTTGAACACCACCGCCCCCGCACGTCCCCACGCCGCTGAGGTCCAGGAGACCCAGCCGGACTATCACTCGCTCAACGCGATGCTGAACCTGTACGACGCTGACGGAAACATCCAGTTCGACGCCGACCGTGAAGCGGCCAACCAGTACTTCCTGCAGCACGTCAACCAGAACATGGTCTGGTTCCACAGCCTCAACGAGAAGATCAGCTACCTTGTCGACAACGACTACTACGACAGGGCCGTGCTCGGCGAGTACGCCCCCGCGTTCGTCAAGTCCCTGTTCCAGCAGGCCTACGCCCACAAGTTCCGGTTCCAGACCTTCCTCGGGGCGTTCAAGTTCTACACCTCCTACGCACTGAAGACCTTCGACGGCAACCGCTACCTGGAGCGCTACGAGGACCGGGTCTGCATGGTGGCGCTCGGTCTGGCCGGCGGTGACGAGGCCATGGCGCGCCAGCTGGTCGACGAGATAATCTCCGGCCGGTTCCAGCCGGCCACCCCGACCTTCCTCAACATCGGCAAGGCGCAGCGCGGTGAGCCCGTGTCGTGTTTCCTGCTGCGCATCGAGGACAACATGGAGTCCATCGGCCGGTCGATCAACTCCGCCCTGCAGTTGAGTAAGCGCGGCGGCGGCGTCGCCCTGCTGCTAACCAACCTCCGCGAGCAGGGTGCGCCGATCAAGCACATCGAGAACCAGTCGTCCGGCGTCATCCCGGTGATGAAACTGCTGGAGGACTCGTTCTCCTACGCCAACCAGCTCGGCGCCCGCCAGGGAGCCGGTGCGGTGTACCTGAACGCCCACCACCCGGACATCCTCCGGTTCCTGGACACCAAGCGGGAGAACGCCGACGAGAAGATCCGCATCAAGACCCTGTCGCTGGGTGTGGTCATCCCGGACATCACCTTCGAGCTGGCCAAGCGCAACGACGACATGTACCTGTTCAGCCCCTACGACGTCGAGCGGATCTACGGCAGGCCGTTCGCCGACGTGAGCGTCACCGATCTCTACGACGAGATGGTCGAGGACCCGCGGATCTCCAAGACGAAGATGAAGGCACGCGACTTCTTCCAGACGCTCGCGGAGATCCAGTTCGAGTCCGGGTACCCGTACATCATGTACGAGGACACGGTGAACCGTGATAACCCGATCGAGGGTCGGATCACCCACTCGAACCTGTGCAGTGAGATCCTGCAGGTCAGCACCCCTTCCGTGTTCAACGACGACCTGTCGTACAGGGAGATCGGCCACGACATCTCCTGCAACCTGGGCTCGTTGAACATTGCGGCGGCGGTGGATTCGCCGGACTTCCCGACGACCATCGAGACCGCGATCCGCGGACTTTCCGCCGTGTCCGAACAGACCCGCATCGACTCCGTCCCGTCGATCCGGGAGGGCAACGACGCCTCCCACGCGATCGGGCTGGGCCAGATGAACCTGCACGGGTTCCTCGGCCGGGAGCACATCCACTACGGCAGTGAGGAAGCACTCGACTTTACGAACGTGTACTTCGCCGCGGTGCTGTACGAGGCGCTGAAGGCGTCGAACACGATCGCGCGGGAGCGGGGCACCCGGTTCGGCGGTTTCGAGACCTCGGACTACGCCTCCGGCGCGTTCTTCGACCGCTATGATCCGGCGTCCTTCGCCCCGACGACCGCGCGGGTGCAGCAGATCATCGACAACTCGACGATCCACGTGCCGACGGTCGGGGACTGGGCGGGGTTGAAGGCCGACGTGATGGAGTACGGGCTGTACAACCGGAACCTGCAGGCGGTGCCGCCGACCGGGTCGATCTCGTACATCAACAACTCGACGTCGTCGATCCACCCGATCGCCAGCAAGATCGAGATCCGTAAGGAAGGCAAGATCGGCCGCGTCTACTACCCGGCGCCGCACATGGACAACGACAACCTGGAGTATTTCCAGGACGCCTATGAGATCGGTTACGAGAAGATCATCGACACCTACGCGGTGGCGACGAAGTATGTGGATCAGGGTCTGTCGCTGACGCTGTTCTTCCCGGGCGACGTGACGACCCGCGACATCAACAAGGCGCAGATCTACGCGTGGCGCAAGGGCATCAAGACGCTGTACTACATCCGGCTGCGGCAGACGGCGCTGGCCGGCACCGAGGTCGAGGGCTGCGTGTCCTGCATGCTGTAGTGCCCGGCCGACAGGCCCCGCCGGAGTTCTTCTCCGGCGGGGCTTTCTCGTTCCCGCCCCGACCGGCGTGGGGTCCCGGTGCTGTTACGCTTTCCCCATGACAGTGAACACTACACCTGCAGATCATCCGTCGAGACCGTCTCTTTCTGACCTCGGCCCCGACTACGAGCAGCAGCTCGCATACTACATGGCACAGGCCATCCCCATGGAGTGGCCGCACTGGGCCGCGGAGGTGGTCAAGGGCATCGGAGCGCATACGGTTGTCGCCTGCTGGAACCAGATCGCCGCCTCGTCGCTGGTGTTCTACTACATCCGCTCTCGGATCATCCACCAGGAGGACTACGTGCGAAATCCTGCTGTGTTCGACTCCGCCTACGGGGTTGACGGCTCCACGCTCGACAAGCGCCTGGACACCCACCTGAACCACGCGAATCTCCGTGCTGCCCGCCAGGACGACGATGTCTCGCGCACAGCGGGGGAGGCCGAGTTCGGGGTTCCTTTCGCGGAGAAGTATCCGGAGAGCCCCTTTATCCTTCTGCCCACTACCAAGCAGCTGGAGGCCGGGGAGACAGAGAATCCGCTGGCGGCCGAGGCGGTCCGACTGCTCGATCCGGAACCGGATCTGGTTGAACTTCCGCCTCTTGCCGAGGGATCACCTGTCACCGTGGATCCGCCCCTACGCCTCCACCGCCTCGATCCCGCCCTGCCGCTGCCACGGCGGGCACATCCCACCGACGCGGGCATTGACCTGTACAGCGCTGAGGACCTCACCCTGGACCCCGGCGAGCGGGCGCTGGTGGGCACCGGGGTCGCGGTCGCCCTGCCGGCCGGGACGGTGGGCCTGGTTCACCCCCGCAGCGGGCTGGCGGCGAAGAAGGGCCTGTCCATCGTCAACGCCCCGGGAAC